TTCTTAATTTTGTACTCTTTATAACGTTCACACCAGTTTACTATCTTATCTAAAATTTTATATATCATTTTATCAAACATATTCTAACCAATATATCACAATCAGGCTCTCCTGTCAATGCTCCTATAAATTAAACTTCTTATAAAAATCATCATAACTCATATAGTCTAGGTTACCCTTATGATCTGTCCATTCTCTCACCACCTTGTTCACCTCATCACCACCTTTGATACTATTCTGTACCTTATAAAACATCACTTTTTTACTCTTATGTTTACCAGAGAAGTCAAAAAATGTCTCTTTTAATTGTTGTACCCAATTTACACTAGGCGTAGGAGCGTGGTCTTTTAACACATAGTTTGGTGTACCAGCAAATATGTTATTAACTTTACCTGTTGTACTATTCAAATCCATACCAAGTAAATAAACCTCATTTGGTTGCTCTAATAAACAAGATATGTAAGCAGCTGTCGGGCCAGCAGCCCAACCTTTATCTTTAAAATCTTCTATATCATTTAAACACTTTGATTTATTACCATCTTTTAGCCAAGATACTTTAATAGATTTTTGTTGTACAAATTTTCTATGTTTTGTTTTATCACTTCTAACCACGTGAGCCACACCTGCCACACTTGAACCGTGCATTACAAACTCTTTACAACCAGTTCTTTCGTTTTCGTAAAAGGCTCCCTCTGCTCTTGCTAATCTTAAATCTTCATCTGTAGCACCAGCCTTAATCATATTTTCATATAGTTCAGCAGGTACTTTTGACCAGTTTCTAAAATAAGTTGGTGTCTTTTCACAAATACCACTATGATACATTTCGTGCATTATGCCTTGGTCAACACCAACTAAAACATCTATGTCATCTGGATTGGTTCTATAAATGGCATTACAACCATAAATCTTACCGTGTTGTCTTAATTTTTTTAAGTCAACGCCTAATCTACTTTGGCCGTTGCCTAAACAAAATACAATATTAGGATATGATCCGCCCTCTTTAGCCATAATAATAATTTATAATGCCCATAGAGTAGATAGCTAATGATACAGCATTTAAAACTATTAATGCTCTGTCGTGCCATAGTAAACCAACAACTAGCCAACCTGCCATACCAAATAGACCAATGTATAAATTTATAGGAAATATGTTTGCTGATGTGAGTATCATAGTTACTATTAACATAATACTACTTGCCCATTTAATATACCAAGATAAGTCACCTCTAGGTGTTACTTTTTTATAAACTCTGCTTGAGTTTAACTTGGCAATCTTTTCATCTAGTTTTTCTTTAATTGGTTCTATTGTCATTTAACAAATACCTCTTTCATAATCAATTTACACTCTGTAGCATTAAAGTTAACAAATGGTCTTAACTTGGCCAGCGTAGATGAGATTTTAGGCCAGACCACATTTTCGGTAATCTCTTTATCCCAATTCTTACTAAACGACAAAAAGTGGTCAAGCACGATGGCGGATTGGAAAGACGCTCTTTTTTGAATAAGTAGGCGTAGCAATCTAGGATGTTGTCCGCCACGACATAAAAAACCATCATCAAAAGAAAGATTACGAGAAGTAAAGTCATCACTAATCCGTACCAAATCGTCCCTAAAATGGTATCCAAAAGCCTCTTTACGTTTTTTAAAGTCCAAATAGATGTCTTTTCCGTCATTTTGTAATAAGTTTCCTACCCATTTTTTATTGTTGTGTATAAAGTTAGCAACAAAGAAGTCAACAATATTTTTTTCATCATATTGTTTTGATAACTTGTGAAAAAAGTATCTATCATTTCTCTTTGTAAATGTTTCAAGTTTACAATTAACTTTACCACCATATTCTTCATAGTTATATGTATCTGTTGTAAAATGTAATTTGATCGCCAAATAGGCCTTAAATACTTCAAACCCTCCGTACATTCTCTTTGTCTCGCCATTCTTTTCTCATACTTATATAAAATTCGTCTTGTGTAACAAGGTCTCTAAACTCTTTAAATCTTTTGGCTGACTTTGCTTTCTCACTTGTAGCCCAATCTTTCTCTTGTGGTAAAACTTTACCGTCTTTACCATATTTCTTGCCGTCTTTGTGATTAGCATATCGTCTGGCTCTTGTAAAACCCATTTCTAAAAATTTTCTACACATATCCATACCAACAAAGTCTTTTTGTATTCTATAATCTAAATACATATCAAATATTTTTTGTGAAGATACTTTAGCCTCTTTTAAAGTTTTAAATCGCCAATGCCTACAAATAACATCTGTATATGGTCTAACTAATAATACACCTTGTTCACCACGGCCTATTCTATATCGTGTATCATTTGGCCTAAACACGGTATTTCTATAATCTATTTTATAATTAAATTCTAACATTAATTTTCCATTATTTTTGTTACATCTAAATTTATATTACCTGATACGGTAATTCTGTAGCCATTGCTTGTATAAAAAGGATATACCTGGTGATTTAATTTAGCTGGAAACATCAACATTTTACCCTCAAAACTTTTATCAACCTCTATTAGATGTTCCTGAATATCACCTAATCTGTCTGATATAACAAAAGTTAATTTAGAAGTACGATTATTGGCTTGAGCTTTTATCAGTTGACCTTTTTCGATCATTTTGTTTGTATCATTAAATACTCTTAGCTCTTTATTTAAATCATATGGTATTTTTAAAAATACAATAAATGAATATAATCCTGAGTGATGATGTAAAGGGTTAAATTCGTGTTTCTTTTGATAATTTACCCATAAACTATCTAAAGCAAATTGACAATTTTTACTTAATATAGTGTATTTAAATAATAAGTCTTTTACCTTTTTTGGCTCAATATCATTTATAGATAATACAAAAAAATTCTTTACAAATTCTGGTATATTAGTATAATCAAATTCTCGTTTTATATGCCCAGCTAATTTATAATTAGCTTTACTTTTTTTGTTAGGTTCATTTATAAGATATTCTAAAACATCTTTAGGTACATCTTTATATAAAATATCTAACTCATCAAAATGTGATTTTTCTGTATCCCAATTACTCATTTAATATTTTATTTGTTGCTTCAACAATCTCCTCTGTTGTAAATTTACTTTTATCATCTTGTAATTTCATTTCATACTTTAAGATAAGATTACTTAATCTTTGTGCTGGCCAATTTGCTTGTACCATTTCGTCTCTTAATTCTCTTAAATCTTTTAATATGTCTTTTATCATACTGGTAACTGACCACACTTTGGATATTTTAACATCTTCAAGTTTGTTGCCTCTAATTTAATTTTTTCTTTAAGTGATTTTGATATGAGGTTACCGACCGTACCCTCATCTATGCTGTGTTCTTTACAATACCACAATACAGCGTCCATATGTGATATAGATTTTTCTTTTACAATGTTTTCTATTTTTAAACTAAATTCTTTACTTGTCATATTAATTTTTTAAGGCCGTGGTTTGACTCTCGCCTAGTACACGGCCTGGTACCTTTTTTTGTTAACGGTACCAATATAACATATTTGGTGGGATTGTCAAGCTTATTTGTCTAATAGCTCACAAGTAATAGCGTCTGCTGGTAAGCCCGCTGATTTGTCGTAAACCCATAAGTATGAGTAAACTATTTTATCATCTTTTACGGCACATTTTTTACCTAAAGATAATCTTGGCTCTTTTACTGAACAGGCTGTTAGTGTAAGAGCTGCTAATATTATTAATATTGTTTTCATATATCCTTTTTGTTCAATAGATCAGTATTTAGTTTCATATCAAAAGTTCTAAAAACTATACAAGTTTGATCTGGTCTTTGTGGTGTTGAGACAGAGGCAAATGACTCTTGGTCTTCATTCATCCAGTATACCACTATATATACAATTTCACCCTCTGGCACACCGCCCTCTCTGCCAAAACTCATATTGACAGGTGTAAATTTTTTAAACTCTGCCCACCTTTCTATTTCATCTGAAGTAGAGCATACGGCAGGTACTTGTTCCCACCAAAAGTTAAATTTATTATCTTTTGACTCTTTTTCAACGTGATCGTGTTCAGCAAAAGCAAAAGTTGTTAGTAGTAGAGTTAGTGCTATGATTAGTTTTTTCATCTTACCTATTCTGATAAGATGTTTATTTGGTCGCTATCTTATCTTTGTTAAGTTCTTCATAATATTTATAAAAACCTTCAATAGCCTTGCCAAGTTCTTTTTCATAATCTGCTTTGTTCTTTATGAAAGCCTGTGTCGTGCCGTCTTCACTAGCGATTAAGATAACTATTTGCTCAATAGGGGTACCAAAAGTTTCTTCGTACATATGAGCATAGGCCGTGGTTTGTAAAAAGTAATTATCAATCCAGTCTTCTTGTCGCTCTTTGTTTGCCGTCTTAAAATCTATCACAGATAATTTACCATTGTATTCTGCCACACAATCTACTTGACCAGCAACCGTAAGTTTAGGACTATACATAATCGCCTCTAGTAAGTGTATGTTGTCTATTTGATCTATGTAAGGTTTTAATAACTTAAATAAGCCTAGTGGTAATACATCCCTAATACTTGGTGTCTCACCTTTTAGATATTGTTCAACGAGTGTATGAAAAGATTTACCTCTACGAGCAGCTCTGCCCATTTCCCAATTGGCAACATTCTCACCAATCTTCTCTCGCCAACCTTTTAGTGCTTCTGATTTTCTAATTCCTAAAACGGTAGTAATAGACGGATAGTTCTTACCATTAATATCGTAAAAACGAAAGCCGTCTATTCTCTTACCTTTAGTTTTAGGTAATACTTGTTTGTCTAATTCTATAAATTTAAATGCCATAATATCCTCACTATACCATAATTTAGCTTATTTGTCAAGCTTCATACTTAATTAAATCGGTGTCAAATC